ATGTTCTGACAACATTGCCCATAAATTCTGCGTGTGAGTACCAGCGTTCCATTCGTTCGGTGTCGTATTTACATTTTCTACATCTGACATTTCCAGCCTCATCCCCTTCGCGTTGAGCCATCCATGTGTAACACTCACAATAACTGCACCAGTATCCATACCAGCCTACTTCACTGGGGTTCACCATATCCTGCCTCTCGCAACAAAACCACAAGGTCTTGTAGCGTTAGCATAGCAACCCAACTAGATATTGATTTCTCGCCTTGCCCGTTGAGGCGCATCACGGCAACAGGTAAATCCTTGCCATTAGATCGCTCTGATAACTGGTCTATGGTTTCTTTTGGGTTAAATCGAGCCCTCGCCTTGATTTCCCAATCAATTCCAATGGTTCCAGTTATATCGCTGCCAGTGCGACCAGCCCCAACGGGTTCAGCAAACGGGAAACCATGCTCACGCAAATAGGCTGCAAGTATTCGCTGTGTGGCATAGCCCCTGTGTTTCCTTGATTGGCTCATCGCATATTCTTGCAAGCACAATCAGGGCAAGTCCAAATGTAATGAATCACGCCAGATTCCTCATGCTCCTGGGTGATTGCTACCTTCCGAGCGCCTGGGTATGGAAAGTTGCATAGGTCGCAAATGTCAATGAAATCGCCATCTATGCCAGCGTAGATTGTGGGGCTGTTGGCTCGAGTAATGCTAACCCATCCCATCAGCCGACCTTCTGCCATTTTGTGTCGCATAACTGGACATTGTCAGGGCAGAAATAACCCGCCCAAGGTTTGTTGGTTTTCTTGGAAATACCAGTCTTGAACACCATCACACCATGCGCGCAGCTGTAACTGGTTTGGTTCTCGATTGGTGCAGCGGCTAGCGCATCACCGAGTAGTTCCATCCCCTTAACCCATGGGTCATCCTCTTGCACCTTTTTAGGTGCATCCTCTTTAGATCGTGCGGTAGCCATTTCTTCTCGCGAAGGTCGTTTTCCAACTTTAGAGAATCCCAAATTAGCGATTGCCCTACCGATTGCCGAAGTTTCAGCAAGTTCGGGAGCATTAGTCGGCGCAAACTTATTGGCGCCTTCGTACTCAGTAGCCCAACCAGTGACCACGATACTGTCATTAGCTTCTCTTTTAATGGTTGCTTTACAAATCCATTCCAAGCGACCATCAGGTCGAGCTTCAGAAAATAAATCTGTTGTGATACTTCCATTCGGATACATTTCCCAAAACTTATGGATTCTCTCATCAACAGTTTCATAGTTCTCCAAATCAAACTTGCTCATCATGCCCCTTCTTTCATCCAGTAAGCCGGAACCAAATGCTCAGTTTTGATGTCGGCGTATGCAAATACCTTGCTCCATCGTACTCCCAGAATGGCCAACTGCTCGAACATCCGGCGTAGGTCGTGATGGTTCCATTTTTTCTTCAGGATCAGCGCACGTTCCTGCTCGGTGTATCCACCAAAGGTTCCGTGCCTTTCGTACTTAAAGCCATATTCTGCACAGGCCTCCTGTATCGGGCAATCAAAACAAATGCGGCGAATCACTTTTAGGCTCAGGCCTTCCGATTGTAGGTCGGATTCGGTCATGTAGAAGTAGTCGGTGTTGATGCCTTTGCAGTTGGCAAGGGTGTTGTCAAATCGCTTACTCATGGAGCTGTCCAGTGTGGAAACCTTCTCGGTGTCCATCCTCATGCCCTAGCGTGTATCCAATTAACATGCCCAGAAAAGTAAATATCACAAGCGATATTCCTATCCAGACTATTGATGATGTTGCCATTGTGACCCCCTTCAGGTCTTGGTTATCACCAGTATGGGGATGCCGCTTGTGGATGTCAAGGATTTAAGAAAAGATTTTTCCTGCCCAGGTAAATGATCCATCTGGCCTCATGGGTATGGCATAGGGTGTAACGTGCTTTCCTGTCACTTCCAGGATTCCAAAACCTAGTTGCCAGTTTGCAGCCCCTCTGGGCCTTAAATAGGCCGCTTGACCCATATCCATGAGGTGACCTACCTCTAAGGCAAATCGGCTCTCTAATCGCCCGTTAAAGCCCTTAGAAGCCCATACTAGCCCCTGCCTATGGGTGTGGCCGCACACAATTGATTTGCCGGTGGCATCCATGAGCTTAGCGCCAGTCATTCCGGCCACTTGGCTAATGCTTCCCTCATCACCATGGGCGAGCAACACGCCTGGGGCAATCTCAGCCATCTTTTCATGCCAGGTAATTTTCAGGTCTTTAAGGCCAACCAGGTCTTGATATTTGAACCCGCGTAGAGCTGCTACTGCTGGGGCTTTGCGTTCGATGTATCGTTCAAGCCGGTCGGTGTGGTTGGATCGTACAAGGTGGAATGGTTTATCTGGGCCGAGTGCGCCTCTAAAAGCCGCCAGAACACTTCTAGTGGTGTCAAGGTCAGATTGAATGTGGGGTGAGTATTCGCCTCGGTATCCATCTTCCCATCGGCTAACCATTGGGAGGTCTGCTTCATCTCCGACACACGCGAGAGCATCTGGCTTAATACGTTTAACGAATCCAATGAGCGCCCCTACTGCTGCCGGATGGTGGTATGGAATTTGAAGGTCTGATATTACAACAATCCGCTTAATAGTCGGTGTCGTCATCCTCTGTCATTTCGTCAGGAATATCTTCCCATAGGTCATCATCTTCATCATCGTCCATTGGGTCTTGCTCGATGGTGGTCTGACCTGGAAAAGTCCATTCAGGAATTTGGTTGAGCACAATGTCAAATGCTTCTGCTCTGGTAAATCCTACGCGCTGATAAGTAGTGAACAATCGGTGAGCTTCTAGCGCATTCGCAAGCATTGGCGATAAGGGTTCAGCCATAAGGATAAAGTCTGGATCATCTTGTTCTTCCATGTGAACCCCTTTCGCTGGTACTAGGATAGCGACTTATTGAGCAGGATGCGGTAAATCTCATCCATGCGCTTTTGCAAATCATTGACTTGGTCTTTGAGGCTGCTGCCGCCATTGGGTCGAAGTTCCGCCAAATAATGTTTGACCAGGAATTGCACCAAGCCAGCCATTCCCGCTAATCCGGAGAATACGACTGTAATGACTGCAATCCAGTTGCCCAGGTTCATGGTTGGGTTTTCTTGCCGTTAGCACCCGACAATCCCATTGCCACAATGCTGGACAGGATTGCTCGGTAGTCAAGCTCAAAATTGGTGGCTTGCCAGGTTACAAGGAATCCGGTGATGCCCATAAGAATCTGTTTGCTGTCTATTTTCATATTTTTAGCCCTAATCGCTCGATGGTTGCTTTAACTTGCTTGGGTGTTTCCACAATCTCAAAGTGCATTTCGTCTTTTCGATTGCGGTATAGCCCACCCCATCTGAGCTTGTACTTGTCACACAGTTCTAATAGCGCATCTACTTGCTTGGGCTGGAACGTGTCTTTTGCTCCAAGTGGATGCTTGTTGGCGTTGAGATCAATGGCAGTGCCGCTGGCGTGGTTGCTGAGCATATCGGTTGCCCCGCGTATTTGGCGGTAGGCATAGCCCCAATCATCCAGTTGCTTACCTTCTAGCTTCTCCACTAGTTCATTGAACTCAGCAGCAAAGTTGATAAGCACTGGCGCAACCTTCTTAGCAACCCGTAACTTCAATTCTGTGCCTGGAACCAGGAATGACTGCACGTCAATGGTCTTGGGGTCAGCTGAGGCTGGCCAACCATTCTGACTGCTTGCCATCTACATCCCACTCCCAATCATCCATACCAGGCAGAACTTCATCGGTGCAATCACCTGTCAGCAAGCTCATCACAAAGCTTTAATTTCATCCTCAGTCAGTCCCAATTTTGCCAATTTTGCCAAAGCGGAAACGCGAGCTTTTTCTTTTGTTTCTGCTGTGGCATTTGTTTCCAATAATTGAGCTCTGCATTGTTCTAAAACTTCTATTTCTTGCGGTGTTGCCGGACGGGTTTCATTTTGACCCGTTTGATGATTGTAAATGCCTATCAGTATGTCGCTCATTATTTCGCCAATCCGTAAACTGCTACTGTGCCGTAAACATTTCCCGAGGACGCAGACAAAAGAAAACCAGTATAGGTTCTAGCTGTTTCTTGATGAAAACCTGTAAAACCATATTGGTAATCATAAATATTGGCAATATTGCCAAATAGAGCCGGTTTTTCGGAGGCATTACCAACACCTGTTACAGTTAAATTAAAATATAAGGGGTTTGTGGAACTTCCAACTCGATTCGCTAGTTGGTATTGGTTTGATCCATTACTAAAACCTGAACCAGTTGTACCTGCGTTATTTATATTTGTGTACCCACCAAAATAGGTAGCAGCTTGCGTGGTTGGGCCAGCGTAACGTAATTGTATGTAAGGGGCCGCGGTTGCCGTCGCTCCGTAAAAGTTTTCAGCTATAATGAAATAACTTGAGTATGTGCTAGTAAAAACATTGTCAAATGCTTGGCTGGCAACGTTGGAAAATGCAGTGCGATTTATTAAAGTTAATCCGCTTGAGCCGCCAGTATCAAATGGCAAAAAAGTCGCCGCGCCGGTTGCTGTAAAATAAAGCACTCCACCGGCATTGGACACCAACGCCAATGAAGCATTGGTTGGCTTGGATACTGTCGCGGTTCCGGCAGTAATCGTGCAAGTACCTGCGCCAATATTGAGTATGGTAACAATATCACCAGCAGCAAAGATTCCGGTATTCACTGTGATCGTTGTTGCACTAGCATTGCTCATGCTTACGCAATTGCCAGCATCACCCGCCACTAACACATAACTAGCGGTTCTTGCGTTAGCAGCTCCACCCAACATCGCGGTCTGCTGCAAATTTGTCATTTGAGCAGCTGTAAGAACCTGCCCTGTCGTGAAAGTCTGTTTAGCCATTTACGCTCCTTGTTGGTTAATATGATAGAACATTAGTGTCCAAAATGCCGAAATTGGCATTATCCAATATCAGCCCATCAATTATGGGTTCCAATGTCGTAAAAGTGGTTCGCCACTGGCCAGGTCGCACATCATGGGCAACGCCAAAAATCTGAAAAGTCTTTTGAAGGCTGGTGCCATTAGGTTGGGCTTGTTTAATGGTAATTGGATCAAAATAATCGAGGGTCAGCCCAGCTGTTACCCCAGTGGCATAATCCGGGCTAGTCAAATCCAAACTTATTGCATCTACTCGAATGCTGGTATCCTTACGGCTCGCAAGATAGGCTTGGGCGTAATTAAGAGCTTCAGCGGTGGTCTGCATGAGCAAATCCGTTGCGCTGTATGAATGCCGGAAGTAAGTGTCAATGCTAGTTGTATCGGTGGCAGTCTGTTTGGCCAATCCGGTAGCAGTAATGTTGATGTCATTAAATATCTGGGCATCATTGAGAATCCATTGGACGTTGGAATAAGCGATACCAGTGCCATCATCGGCAAAAACAGTTGGTGTGCCGCCTACGCTGGTTGCTGTTAGGTTTCGGTCTTGAAATACCACCTGACCTGAAGCATCCATGTATAGGGCGCCATACTCGGTAGTAGCAACAGTCTGAAGAGCTGATAAAGCTGTGCGGGTAGTTCCTGGGTCTCCCTGGACAGTTGTGAGGCCCGAATCAACGTCCCTTTGACTTGAAGGCCAGCCAATCGCATCCAAAATTCGGCCAATGCGTGTGCCACTGGTTTCCCCTGCAACTGCCCCGGTGACTGTACTTACTTGTGCAAGATTGAGCAATTGAAAACCATCTACGGCAGTTATCGTGGTGTAACTGACAAGTCCTGTTTCGCGACTTTGAGTGTAATTATATCCAGTTATGTAACCGGAAAACATGGCGTAAGCGATGCCGGTACTCGGATCAACTCCTGCTATTTGAATTTTCCGTAATGGTTGTAAAAGCGTGTAGTAAGGGCTGGAAGTATTTTGCGGGTTGAAATCGCCATTCTGATCTGCAATTTGAATGCTGGCTGAACCTGTTTGAAAAACATCAGTTAAAGGACTGCGGCCTCTGCGTACTGTTGCAGCTTGTACACGATTAGACACATCCACAATGATGCTGGCGCTATCAGCCAAAACATTGGTGTCCAAGATTCCAGTATCCAAAAGGAATGCCTGACCAAACGAGGCTCCGGTGGAAAAGTTAATGCTGGCTTGCAGCGTTGGAACTGGCATTAAATGAATCCAGCCGGTGCAGTGACGTTACCTAGTCGCGTATATTGAGTAATCGCTTTGCCAACTTCTGACACAAGGAAATCCTCTGAGCCAATGGCTCCAGCATTGACTATGACATTGATGGTCTGTCCACCGAGAGCCATATTGCCGCTTTGGGCTGCTCCTGTGGCCATTCCACCAGCAAATGCGGGAATTCCCTGCTGGGGTAACACATCAGCTATGGAAGATGTTTGGCCTGGTGCTGGCATGGTTCCTGCAATGAAGTTCACCGGAATGTTGATTGATTTGGCCTTCAGTGCTGCCAGGAACACATCGAATGAAGCCAATTGGGTCATCCATACGGCATTCAAACGATCATTATTTGCTTTGATGGCATCATATTGAGCCTGTGCTGCATCAATAACTTCCATCTTGTATTGGCGGGCTTCTTCTAGGCGCTTAGCAGCTGCAACAGTCTGAATGGAATCAATATCTTCCGTAATCTTAAAACCAGCTTTGCGTGCCGCTTCTTCGGCCATAATTTGTTCAATGGTTTTCTTTGTTCCATCGGTAACTTGGTCGGTGGCTTCCTTCTTTGCCTTCAATGCCATGTATTCAGCATTACGAGCGCTGATTACCTGCTGAGTTTGTGATTTCTGCAAGGCAAGATTGATGCGTTGTTGCTTGCCTATGGCTTGGAAACCTTTAAGCCAACCACCAAGAACAGGGATGGCAGATATCAAATCTTGGGTAAATAACTTTGTGACTGAGTTGAGTTTATTCACCAAAGTGGTCAAACCGCGTACTGTGTCACCAATTGCGTAGGCTAAATCCTGGAATGACTTGGCAACCCCATCAACGCCACCTTGTGTGGCAATCAAATTGTTAATGGAATCAATAAGGGCAACGCCAATGATTTCTTTTGCATCATCAGCCGCTACAGCAATCCGGCGAAACTTGCCTTCTGTAGTTACGGCTTCATTAGCGGCAAAGCCAGCAAAGGTTTTACGTAGTTGGTCGAATATCTTTTTCTGGTCTTTTGACTTGATAAGCGATTGATCCAAACCAAGGCCAAGGCGTTGCAATGAGGCATAGTTGCCATCCAAGGCCTTACCCAACGCACCAGTGACCGCTTCAAGGCTTTTGCCTGTGGCTGCACTGATATCTAAAGCTAGTTTGAGATCATAGACGGCCTGGCTTGCTGAACCTGAACTTCTGGCAAGTCTGGCAAGTGCTGGGCGCAATTGGTCATCAACGACACCATAAGCCATCTGCATGGCGGAAATTTGTTGCTCCGTGGCGATAACTGCGGCATCAGTGGCGCTTGCGACATTTGCCAGGGTAAGTGCAAGAACACGTTGGCTTTTCTCATCCTCCAACGCATTCTTGATGGATTCTTTGAGAACCTTTTGTGCGTAATAACCGGCCGCTGTGCTCGCTATCGCATAATACTTCTTGGCGTATTTGGCAAACTGTTGCGTGTCTTTGCTAAGCCCCTGAAGGTCTTTGCGGGCTGCGCGTGTGGCTTTGTCTTTGTATTCACCAGTGATGATAAATCTAGCCATGCTTTGCAGCCTCTCGATTGAAATCTTGTTGCAATTTTAGTTCCGCTTCATAGCGGGCGCGGGCAATATCATTCTTGGCTTGGCCAGCGTTCTCGATACCTGCGCGGATCAATGCTCGACCAGTTCCTTTGCGTACAAAGTAGAAGTTCTGCACCTTTTCTTTGAAATCTAGGCTTGCTCTTGGATTGCGGCTATATTGGGCGCGTGGATTGAGTAGAACAACTCCGGCCTTTTCGTAAATGTTGCCAACTGCGCTTCTTTGCTCAACATAAACAGTCTGACCCCAGCCATTGCGCGTTCTACCTGTTTTCTGTTTGCCTGTGCGAAGTTTGCCGCGCATTTCCTCTGGGTTCCAGCGAGGGAACTCTCGGCCACCAGTCATGCCATTCATCTTGGCTCCGGTGGCGGGTCTAGCCCAATTGCTTAAACCGGCAGGAACTCCTTGCGGGATATAGCCCCGCGCATTCTTGCGAATCGTTCCACCGGCTTTGTTGATTGCTTTGTTTAACTTCTTGTAAGCGTTCTCATCAAACAGTTTTAAGGCTTGTTCGAGGTCTTTAACCCCTTCTAGCCTTATTGCTTCCACTGTTCTTGTGCCTTTCCTCTAGCGCTCCTTTGAGAGCCTTATACATCCAATAATCCATATTCAATAGCTCGTTAGGGCTGATGCCAGTGGCCAGCGCGATCACTGCAACCTCATAGGTTCTAGTGTCGCGCGTTAGCCATTTGGGTCATCAAAGTCCAACTCCACCAAGTCAATGGTGTCCAAGAAGCCATCCTCAAACGCTACAACCGGCTGTGACTTCTTTAGACACAACCAGGCCAAGTAGTAAATATGTTCTTGCTTCTCTTCGTTTCGTAGAACTTTGGCAAATCCCCCGCCAGCCCACTTTTCGAATTGAACTTCAATTGCAGGTGTGATGGTATGACTTGTGGTCGTTCCATCCGTTTGAGTTATCTTGAGCTTCATGGTTTCCCCTTCGATTTAGTTATTAGAACGTGCCAGTGATGGCTTTGGTAATTGCACCTGATACTGGCCAGGTAACTGAAACAGTAGCAAGTTCGCCAACGTTATAAACCTGTGGCCATTGGGTCACAAGAACAGTTGCAGTGTAGAGAGGATTGGATGCTGCTACTGCGCCAGATTGTGGAACAATCTTGATAGTAGCAGTAGTACCGACGAGTCCGTTTCCAGCTGTCGCGCCATTGATGGTCTGATTAACTGCTGATGCAGCGAAGTCTGCATTGAAGTCAATGCTGATGGATGAGTTCTCTAGCCCTGCAATGTACTCATGGCCAGTTGATCCCATACGGGTTACTTCGAGTTGGTCAAACTCCTGTGAGATGGTCACGGAGCTTACATAGGTGCTGAGGTCGGTTGTACCAACCTTGAACTGAACACCATTCCCTAGAAATGTTGCCATTATTCTTTATCCTTTGCTTTCTTGGTGGTTGGTTCAATTAGGCCGGAATCCAGCAACGCTTCAACTGCATCGCCTAGTTCTGCTTCATTGATTACTTCGCCCTCGCTGAAACCCTTTCCAACGATGCCGAAATTCTTGGTTGCTTTGTATTCCATTTTAGCTCCAACTTGTCATGGTCTGAATGGTGACATCCGCACTCATCAAATCCCCCGATGGAAGCGAGAAAAGTTGTGGAGCGGAAACTGTACGGATTGTAACGTTTGGCAAATTCGTCTTTAAGCGTGTGATTGCGTTTTGAATAATGTTTTCCAAGTTCTGCAAACCAGATTGATTGTCCATTGCTGGAACAGTAAAAGTAAGCCGTAGATTTGCCCTGGGCGCTAAGCTCGTCTGGTTGTTCGTAATCTCTACGGCAGGATCATCCCAACCAACAATGACGGAATTGGCTATTGGCGCGTTTGGTGGAAAACTAAAAGTTGCATATTGACCGGCATACGCTACTGCTGAAGCAACGGATTGTCTAAGAGTGACCCAACTCATCCAATCATGCCCCCAACGGCCATATAAGGCGCTAGAAGCCCCTTTACGCGGCTTAGAAGGCTCATGCCCATCTTGTAAGGTGCTGGCTGGAAATCAATGGCCGTAGCGCCGCCTGATGGCGCTGTCTTGGCTTGGAAAATGTCTACGGCAATCAGCAATGCTGCCATGCACACTGCGGCATAACTTTCCCATGTGCTGTTTTCGGGCCCTGTTACTTTGCCATAAGGATTGACTGTGCGCTTTGATTCGGTGGTCAATTGCGCATCTACAAATGAAATCGAGTAAGTGGTAACTGCGCTGATGGTAGATGATCCATTGTAATGAGCGCCTACATTTTCCACGTTGATTGTTTCGCCCACTACCAAGTGATGTGGGTCAAGTGTGTAAATCGTGCCAGTAGTTCCCGTTGCTTCTTTCGCAACTACTAATTGGCTGTTGTGAGGTAGAAAAGATAAAACAATGGCTTCAGCGCTATCGCATACGTTCTGCAAATCGGCATCACTGTATAAACTGCCAAGCCCCATAGTGCTTTTCAGTTGTGCGACAGTAACTAAAGCCATTGTTGCTCCCTATCGGATGAGAGAGACCAGGAAGGGGCTGACCTCTCTCGGTCTAGTGAATTAGGTTAGGTTGAAGCGGCGGATACCAGCGCCAACCTTGTTGGCAATCGCGTAGTAACCATAGACTGCAACCTGCACTTGACCATTTGCGAGTGCTTGAACCTGAACAGTGGTGCGTGGGCTCTCGTAGAAGGTTTGTGCCTCTGGAACGATGATGAATGCTGAATCATCAATCTTGGTTGTGATGCTCATGTGTGGATCAACATAGAGATTCAAGCCCATGATTGTTCCGGTGAGGGAAGTTGGTGAAGCTGCTCCTGGGCTGTTCTGTGGCTGTGCCGCAATGAACAATGGGCGGTTGGTTGTATCTTCCGCACCAATGATTGTTTCCCACCATGAGGTGTTCACAACGAGGTTACGAGCAAAGCGACCAGCTGCGGAATAAGCTGCTGGAACCGATGCTGCAATGTATGACTTTAAACCGGCTATTGTTGCAGCTTGTGTACCTGCTTGGGTTCCGTTCGCAATAAGCGCGGAAACGAGTGCTTGGTCAGTTGCTTTAGCGTAAGCAAAATTTAACTCCTTGAGGAGCTCCTGATAGAAGCTCGGGGAAGACCGGTCGAGCAACTCCCAGCTGACAAGTTGCAAGCCAGCCGCTTTCTTGACATCTACAGTGACATAGCTTGATGCCATTTCAGTTCCGCCGAGTGCTTCATTCTCAGTGGAGTTGTTATCAATTGTAGGCGCTGTCGAAAGCTTTGGAATCGTGAAAGACATTCCATTGTCAATAAGTGGCGCGGTGCTTACTGCTTCGACTGCTGGTCGACCATCAATTGAGGTGGTGATGAACTCTTGAAGGTGCTGTGGCAAAGTGAGGCCGGTGTTGCTTGCAGTGTCATCCGCGGCTAGAACCCAGGTTTGGGATTCGAAATTGCCGGTTGCAGCCTTAATTTTGTGCTCTAGATAAGCAGCGGCAGTAGTAATGCCGTGACGTGGTTTGGTGTAGGCAAGCGCAACTGTTGGCTTCGCTGCCTCAACCTCTGGTGCGGATGCTTCAACTGCTGGTGCAGTCTCTACAACCTCATCCTTTGTTGGTTCAGACATAGGGGTTTCCTTTTCTTCTTCAGATGGCGTAGCGCTCGCCGCTACTTCCAAGACCCGCGCCTCTGCAAAAGCAGGTTCAGTGACGAGGGAAACTTCTTTGAGTTGGGCAGCAGTAACAATCATTTGCCCTTGCTTGTTCGTTTCGTAGTCGGTAATTCGCGCACCAACGCTGAGGCCATTTTTCAAGCCTTCTGATGCTTCGATAAGTGCATCGGTCGCACGAGTGCTAGAACCTAATTTAAATGTGGCAACCACACCCTCTGGTGTTGATTCCGCACTTACCATTTTGCCAATTGGCTTCGCCATTTCATGATCTGTAAGTAATTTGATGGATGATGCTTGGATATTACCAAATGCGTTATCTTTGAAAATTACTTCGCCTGCGCTGGTAAATCCAACTTCGTTGTAAGGCGCAATAAGTCCTGTGATGGTGCGCTTTGCAACATTAGCTGTGATTTCGCGCGGTAACGAGAAATTAAGCTCCATTTGTACTCCTTGGGGTTGGTGCTAAATCTTCCATTGCTCTTGCTTCATCCACTGTGAGTATTCCTAGTGGAACAACATCTCGGTAAAACGCTGCACGCTCAGTTGGATTGCCGCGTAGGAAGTCATCAAGGTCAAAACGGACGTGCTGACCCGTGATTGTAATGTCATCCATGCTTAGGCGGTTTTCCAACACTGTAATGATGTTACGCAATGAGAAATCGACAAGATAACGTTTTTGGCCTTCCGCGTTGTTGTAAGTCAATGAACCGCCTGTTTCAGCATCAAGCAAATAGGCTGGGACGTTCATCATTTGCGCAATCATTGTTTGAATTGCTTTACGAGATTCGACAAGTTGCAACTGAGCGTTATCAAATTGCATCGGCTGGTATTCAAGATTGCTGGTCATGTAAGCGGTTGCGCGGGTATTGCGAGCAGCTTTGAAACGTGCCAGAAGGTTCATCACCTGATCTTCAGGCAAATCCATTCCAGTATTTTTTAGCACACCATTTGGCACTGGTTCTTCAGCTGAACGCTTTGCAGCTTGCTCTAGCGCAATTGCCGTTTTAATTGTTGATGCCCCGCGCTTTAGCACACCTTCATCGAGCGCTTGAAAGGTAATAAGCGAACCAAGACCGCTATTTGGCACTTTTACGCCATCAACCAAATATCCATCAATCATAGTTGAATTGTTGTTGTACTGCGGCGTAACACGGGTGTTTGCCATGTAACGAAATGCCGATGGTCTGCCATCTTCTTTGTAGATTTCTATAATCTGCCAATAGGCATTGCCATGAAAAATTAAATCGTCAATTGTCCACGCCATAATTGCGCCGTAAGTCGAATTAGGGTCTGGTTGGCGCATCCATCGCGGTTTAGCAAGTTCTTCATCGCGTGAGTTGTAAAGTTCGATTGGTAATGATGCGAGAGTACCCGCAACGATATTGCGTGCGCGCGCGACTGCCGGAACAGTCATCGCCTCATCGCGGGTAATCCACACGAAAGGAACGTTCATGCTCGCTACACCAAAAGTGGAGCCATATACGTTTGGATCAAGTTGTGCGTACACATCCTGATAGGCAGGTAATAGTTCAGCTTGTTTGACAAGCCGCAAAGAATCGCGAATACCCATAAGTTGTCATAATAGCATTAAATTGCGCATTTCGCATATCACACGGCAAAGATTCCCGCAACTTGCGAAGGCTTGACTGCAAAATGTGTCACCATGGCCAGAGCAACGGCAGCAGTAACATAACCGCTGGAATCGCGGCGAACGATTCTCCAACCGCCATCTTGCCCAGATTTGCGAGCGCATGCATAAATGTGAGCAGTCAGCACTTCTTGACCCGAATGGCGCAATCTGCCACTCGACATGCTGGAAAGCAATTCATCACACGCTTGGTAGAACACTGATCCACTGAGGTCTTGCACTGGGATGCCAGCAGCCGATAAACGGGCCGCGATGCCAGATGCGGTGTATTTGTCATACCCGATGCACTGAGAGTTGAATTTCCTTGCCCAATCGCTTACACCAGCTGCTATCTTCAAATCATCAACGCTGCTATCGGATTCCCAGGTTTGTAGCAATCCAACCACTATTTCATCGCCCACGCGGGTCGCGCCCACCAAAGATGCGTGCCGTCTATCCGGCGAAACATCAATTGCCAAGTATTGAGCGCGGCCATCCGGTAATTTAATCTCTTGATCCAAGCAATTAGCCCAAGCACCTTCTGGAAAAGGATTTTGCAGCGTTTCAACCCACTGGCAAAGAACTTCTGTTCGAAATACTGATTCCGGGTCTTTTAATCGAGCTTTGATTCCATCAATGTCAATGGTGTGGCCAAGTGCGGGATTGCTGTATTGCCAAGCAGTTGGGTCAGAAGTCTTTGCACCTTCTGGTGCTGAGTATTCCCACCATCCGATAGTTTCATCTGATCCTGGGGCAGCGATAGCTTGGTAGGCTTGCTCTCTAGCACGATTGAGTACTGTTGAGAACGCATCTCCAGCATTAGATGTAAGCCAAATCTGACTTTTCGGTCTGGCCATTGTTGTATAAACCAAAGCAGCATAGGCCTCGGTATTGACCATTTCCCGGGCTTCATCAATAATAACCAAATCCGCAGACATACCACGCGCGCCGCTATTTGGAGCCACAATCTTGTACCGATTTCCGCTCTTGGTTGTGATTTCTTCCTGACCATTTGCTTTTCTAATGTATTTGACCTGGTCAGCGAGAAAGCCATTGTCCTCGATGGTGTCGGCAACGAGCCGAAAGGTTTCGAGCGCAATATCTCGATTCTGAGCAGTCGCGATAATGAGTTTTTCATCCCACAAGAATAGTCCGGCCAAGATGCGCATTCTGAGTAGGTGAGTTTTGCCATTCTGTCGCGCAACGAGTACGCCATTAGTTTTGTGCGCCCATTTTCCATTAGCGCGAACCTTCGCAGCTTGATGAATAACATGATCCTGCCATGGGAGCAAAGGTACTCCGATTTGGGCAGCTAAGTTAGCGACATCCCCACCCCTAGAAGGTAAATCCAGTTCAGGCGTCTGGATTCGGGGGAGCAAAAAGCCTTTTAGGTCATCCTCGGATGTAGTCGGTTCGGTTAGGTTTTTTTCCATGTCCGATTAGTCCACATCGGGTGAAAAAGGTGAGTTATACGTTTTAGAGAGAGAGTCTGG